AATCGCGCAGTTAGGCATAATTTTTCAAGTATTCAATGAGCCGCAAGCCCCCGTTCGGTTTCGGCATCTTGTCTATACCCACGAAAATCAAGAACTTTTCCCACACGCTGAAGCTCTTGTAACCGTCGTGAGCGTCAAACTTTCTAGGTTCCGATTTGTAAGCAGTAGCGCACTCTTTGGTGGTCTTGGTGTTCTTGTTGACATTACCCAAGGGGCACACGGTGGTCACGTCCTCTTCTTTGACTGTCAACTTCAAGTGTTTCTCTAGGCGCTCTTGTGATGCACCATGGCGAAGACTCAGCGGCAGAATGTCGTAATGGCTGGTGGCTACAAAGTCAGAGTAATTACCCCGGTTCACGGACAGCTGGTCGAAACCCTCAAATGCCATCGTGGTGAATCGGCAGTCCTCGGTGTGGTACATCTCATCGCCGTACAGCACTCCGCACTTGTTGATACACAGATACTTGCATACGGTCTTGTCGCGATAGCTCAGCACCAAGCCTCCGACGTGTGCGTAGGCGGTAAACTTGAGCGTGACGCACGAGTGGTCTGTGGGGGTGCTTAGCCCGAAGACGCCGTCGTTGTGCGCGCAAAAGTAGTAGCCGTAGGTCGTCTGCATGGTGAAGGCGGCGTCGTTTGCGCCGAGAGCCATTGCCAAGAGGGTGATCAGGATACGCATATTGATGGAATTGAAATAAAAGTAGGCGGTGTTGGTTAATCATTTATTGGGTAATGTAATACAAAGTACAACGTGTCATTGTTTGCGCGTCACGTACACGCAGTTGAAACCGTTGGGGTAGCGGTGCTTGACGACCACGCGCATGATATCGCTCCTGTGGCGGTTGAATAGGCTCAGTGTATGCGGGTCCGCACGATCCTCTTGATGTAACGACAGCTGGGTGGTGAAGAGGTCCTCTCTGTGCACGGCAATGCGCAAGCGCACGGCTCCGTCGCTAGGCGCACTCCCGAAAACGTAAGGTTCCTCCTTCGCCTCCTTTATAAGCTGCTCGCGAACCAACTGCTCCCGCATAAGTTCGCTAGACGCAAAATCCGCTTCCATCGCACACATCTCCATCTCGAAGTCTGCATCCGCCGTCTCAGATTCGTCGAATTTGAATAGTTTACCGCCGACAAGGTACACGTCGTCGTTGGACCCACGTTTTAGCATTATGAGGTGCAAGATCAACGAGCAAGAGTGTAACTACTGCGGGAGGACGGAGGAATCGTGTTATATGTGCGGCGTACCCCTTTTCGAGCGCCGCGTCAATCCCTGGCGTTACGACGATGGAGGGGGTAGTAGGTACGATGTCGATAGGCACGCGGGTAGGAGAAGACTGTGCGACGGTAGGAGGAGAAGTAGCCACTACATGTGTCGGTTCTGCAGGCCCTCGTTCTGCAGGTTTTGTGTAACATAAGTGATGATGATAATAAAAACAATTTTAGTAGCAGTTTTGCTTTTTATTATAGCTATATTCCTGAGAAACGAGTATGGAGGAAGGAGGGATGTAGTTGTGAGCTGCGAGCCGCGGCCCAACCCCAGCTATTGTTCGAACTATTTCGATTGTTGGGGTAATAGCAAGGAGTGCGGGGTTGGGCTGAGGTTCGACGAAGCTGCCGGCCGCTGTAGGAACTACTATCTCGTGGACTGTGGTGACCGCTACAACGCACCGAACTATGATGAGGACGACGCGAGGGTAATGTGCGCGCAATGGGCCGAGACCGGGACGGGTATTCGATTTCCCACCGCGGCGTGCAACACATTTAGACAATGTTTTAGGGACCATCTTGGAAACATAGGGTTCGCCAACAGAAGCTGTGAGACGCTCTACTACGACATAGAACAGGCTCAGTGTAGAGTTCGTGCTGACGTTGATTGCGGCTCTCGAACCCGCTAATCGGTGGGCCAAAAGTCGCTCGCTTCCTCACCCAACCCTTCGTCCCTCACCTCCTCCAACAGCATCTCGTCCACCTCTTCCTCAGTCTTCACCCCAAACAACTCACCGTCCGGATAGAAAAAATGCACATCCATCACCTTGGCGGCGGCCCTTTTCCGCACCACCAAATAGTACCTCGTGCTGCGGTTCCAATCAATCAGGGACACGATGCGCGCTCCGCCAACAAACAAAAGCAGGCTTCGCGTCAACCACAGCGGGTATCTACAGTTCTCTCCCAAATACAACTTACAAGTGTTAAACATAATAAAAGAGGTAGATTGGGATAAGTGGCCTTTATTCATCGATTACACGTTAGTTACACATTATTTAGGTAGATAAACATCTGCGGCTCCATGTTGAGCACAAAGTTACTCTCTCTGATGACGGTTTCTGAGTCGAACGACAGAATCTCGCGCTTGTTCTGCTGCTCCTCGACATTTTTGAAGACCTGCGCCACGATAAAGTTGACCGAGTCGCTCACGTTCTTGTCGCCAGTCTTGAAGATTTCGTCAAACTTCTCAACGGTCATGGGTCGCAGCACCGTCGGGTTGGTCAATAGGTTGTTTGCCAGGTTCTGGGTGTTGTCTTCCTTCTCCAGCACGAAGAACTTTTGCATAAACCGCTTCAAGCGGTCGGCCTCGCCGGGCACGTTGACGTAGCCCGTGTTGCTGAGCATAATGGGTTCGTCGGTCTCTTGACGTTTAGCAGACTTAAAGTAGCTACCCATCAGCTGCTCTATCACCTCGAACAAGACCGCCTCGTTGTCCGTCTTTAGCACCATGAACTTTCCAGTTTTGGGGTTCTTGCACAGCTTCACCTGGCACCGGTCCCAGCAAAAGCAGCTGATGATACCGCCGATTTTGTACAGACCGATCGTGTACAGTATTTTGTCTTTTTTGCTCGTGTTCTTGTCGATCCTCACCGCCTTGTCCACCTTTATGCTGCCGTCGCTCGCGGTCTTTATCATGGCGGCCAGCGCTGAGAGCGGTCTGAAGCGACGCATGTCCATCAGGATGTTTTTCAGGTTGAAATGAGGCGCGCACAAGAGGACCGGTTTCCTCTCGTCAAAATTGCTGGCGTTGAGCCGCTCAATCAACTGTTCACTCCAGCACTTTGTAGCCATTGTGGTGATGGCAAGCGCGTTCTCCTCGTTCGAAACCAACCCAGTCAAAACCAGCTCTTGGGAAGTCATTTTGAAGAATGTGGCTAGAGCTCGGCCGGCGTTCCTTTATATTACGCGATGCAAACACCACCCTACAATATTCGTTTATTAGCGTGTAATCAGAGGGTGAAGTGACGTTGGAGAGGGAGGGGTAGAGAGATAAAGAGGGTTGTGTGCGAGGTGGAGGGAGGTCGCTTTCCAACACGTCAACAAATTCCGCCCGCGTCACGTATTTACGAAGAAAATAATTCTCCATCACGTCCGATCACCAGCGGTTCAAACTCTTTTATAAACCGGAAGCAGGTGTCCGCTCTAAACGTGTCTCTGGCCAAATACGACCCGACGTCGGCNTCGCCTTTCTTCAGGCCCGCGCGCAGGTCCTCGTAAAAATCTCTCTTCGTGTACCCCTCCTTGTGGTTGAGGCGGAACACGAGTAGTAAAAACAGCGACTGGAGGGTGGTCTTGGTGCTGCCCACGCAATATCTACCCGCAGCCTCTACTATGTCGCGCCACGAAAAGTGCAGCTCGTCAACGCTCAGGATGTCTTGACGCAACAGTTGGAAGACAAGCGGTACGCTCTCCGCTCGCACCTTCTCCATCAGTATTCTGTTGTAGTCGGTGACGTCAAGCGACCGGATCTCATCTTCACTGCCGCTGCTGTCGCACACGGGAACCAGCACGCTGTGAACAAATTCGGGCAGCTGATGCTCGTCCAGCATGCGCACCACCATCTTGAGTCGTTCGGTGGTGCCGCAACCCCTGCTCCATTCGTTCTTGAGCGCTTTGAACGCCAAAGACTTGTGCGGCTCCAAACGATACAGGTCCGAATCTTTGACGCTGTTGAGTTCGCGCAGCACTCGGTCACCGGCGGTCAATTCCAGCACCACCACTCTGCACAGCCGCCGCTTGACGCACTGCGACACGAGACTTTCCACTTTTTCGTAGTCCCAGTTTACTAGTTTTAAGACGAAACGTGGCGCACCTCTCCGCACCTCCTTTAAATCTTTTATTTGAACCACAAACTCATCAATCGACTTTTTACTCATCCAATACAACCCGTCCGTCTCTCTAGCCAGTCTGTCCACAAACACCGTATCGTTTCCCCTCATGGCGTCGTACGATATAGAGTATGGTTTGAAGTTTTTCAAGCTGAAGGAGGCTGGGGTGCAGAACTGCTTGGTAACGTTCGTGTGCTCGCTGACTGCGCCCGAGATCGACACGGTCGCCTTTTTGTTGGCCGAATATTTTGAGCAACAGCATCTGTTCAGCTTCGAACGGCTGACCTTCTTCAATCAGTACCGCTATGTGATCGAGGCGATCAAGAGCGACTACGAACGCAGGACGGACACCGACCAGGAGGTGAAGCAGATCTTCAAGCTCTTCATCGAGAACGATTTCATCGGACAGGTGCCCAGCTTCCAGATGATCATGAAGAGTGTGGGTGGGTACTTTAAGAAGATGCCGGTCGTGGACGTGAGCGACGTGAAGTGCGAACAATGCGCACCGACCGCAAAGCTTCAGTGTCTGCAGTGTAAGGCCACCTATCTCTCTAAGGGCCTCACTCTGTTGGACTCGAGCCTACAGGATGGCTGGGACATCTTCTTCAGACCCATGCTCGGTGTCCCGATCGTGTTCTTTGCGCTGTTCCGCAGCGACATGAGCGGCGTCGACCAAGAAGTTTTCTCCGTCGACAACATCATCACCAACACGCTGCTGCAGTTCTTCTACAACCTGTTGTGCGACAAAGCAACACCCCAGTACTGGAACTTTAAAAAGTGCATGCCGCTCATTGACCACTGCCAGGACTACATGCTGGGCGTTCAGTCGCAATCTCTGGAGTATCTGCTCAGCAACCTCAACAGCACCACCTACAACACCAAGATGTACGCGCCGCTCAAGCAGTTCATGGAGCAGCACTTTAGCACTAAGCAGATCGGCAAGCTGATCCACAAGATCTTTATCGGTTTCTATTTGAGGGTGTACCTGGAGGCTCGTAAGAAGAACAGTGAAAAGGTGCAAAGGCTCATCAGCATGAAGCGTAAGCGTCGAATGCAGGAGGTGATGGACAGTGAACCCGAAGCGCTCGACGTGTACGCCCTGGAAACGCGAAACGTTTGTCGTGTGCTTTTCAAGGATTACAACGATGTGGAGTTTGAAGCGTTCATGACCAAGCTGGAGGGTATAAAGAACGAGTTGGCCATTGAGGTGTGCCAGAACTTGGTGGTGCCCAAAGAGTGCGTGCTCAAACTCTTCAACAAGCACAACTTGAAGGGAGACGTCTCGAAGCTGCTGCAGAAAACGGTCGAGTTAGTGTAAGATGGAGAACAGTCTTTTCACACGCCCGGGCGCCGCTCCGCTGCCAAACCCCACCATACCCCCGCCTGTGGACGCCAACGAGGAGGTGCTGCAGGCTCTGCTGAGCCAGAACGTCGGAACCGAGATAAGACAAGACGCGTCGGTGGGTAAGAGGGATCTGCTCTCGAAGCTCACACCCAAGACCCGGGGGCTGAAGAGACTCATTAGAAGCATCAACGCCGACGAGCAAAAGATCGTGGTGAGAGGCGCCGACGAGGCGGTGGATATGCTCGAGGTGATGTTGGACATTGTGAACGGCGCGTTTGTCGTGCAAGAGGGCGCCCCGCAGCATCTCGGTCAACCCTCCGGCGAATCGGAAGTATGATGTAAGAAAAAGCGTGCGTTTGGTGCATATAAAACAGATTGTTACACATAGGAGTGATAGTACAAAAAGATGAGTGCCAAAACGAGACTGTTTTTGACCATTGAAAGACTGAAGAACTTGATGTACGACCCGCAAATGCGGTTCCCGTTCTGGGAGCAGTTCTTTCCGTTGCTGGGCGACGCTAACAGCGTAGACATTGACCTTGGTGTTCTGAGCGAACTCATCAACGAGGCCGCCGTCGCCGCCGAGAACCTGCTGCTGACCCAGGGTGGGGCTATCTACTCGCAGTACCTGTACGGCGCCAACGCCGCGCCCGCAGCATCAGCAGCAGCGACGGCGACCAACAGACTTCCCGTGCGCAGAGCGGCTGCGTCCGCTCCCACCATCATCGACACCAAAAAGTACACCACCTTCGCGGACAAGACCATGAACTACTTTGTGTCCGCGGGTACCACCTCGGTCAGTTTTCGCGTCAAGGATCTTATCATGCTCTACGTTTACGTGTCGCACACACCCAAGTACAGGCCGCTGTTCGACTTTATGGAGGCGATTCTGTTTAGGAAGGAGAAGGAGTGCATGCCGGTGGTGAGCAGTGAAGTTTCGTCCATCCTACTGGACAACCTGCGCGACCTCACCGGTATCACCAACGTCAGACTGGACTACGAGTCGCTGATGAACGTGAACGTGGCCGTGCAGCGGGCCGCCAACAACGAGCTCAGCAAGTACCCTCTTATAAAAGTGCGCGACTACATCACAAACGTGAACGTTTACGACAAGGTGACGGAGCCGTGCAAGGCGTTCGGGGACAAGTTTCAGCTGCTGCTCGCGCAAAAGCCCATGAACTTTGTGGACGCGAGCGACTACACCATCACGTTCGGCGCCAACCCGGTCATCATCGAGAACGTGGCCATCAGCATCGAAAAGTCCTCGGACATGAACCGCATGGTGTTCAACGCCATCAACAACATCTTTATCAACACGGTGGAGCAGTGCGCGTCGGAGAACATCAAGTTCGATGTGGACGATTACAACAGACGCTTCAGGATTATGGAACGTGCACGTGAGAGTTCCAGAAATAATTATGTTGAAAAAGTTGCAGTCGGTGATGTGGTGGCCAGAAAGCGAATAAAAACCAACCCGACCACAACACTTTCCTCCGAACTTAAGAGATACAAATCGAACAAATTTTTAGAGGAGTAATTGTGGTCTGTAAATTATTAAGGTAGTTTAGCAATCATGCCGCCGTATCGCCGTCGCTCTCGTTCCCGCTCGCCCGGCAGGCGCCGCCGCTCCACCTACAGACGCCGGTCGCCAGTGCGCAGGAGGTCCCGCTCCCGTTCGCGCTCTCGCTCCGGAGGACGCCGCCGCTCGCACCACATCAACCAGTACATCTAACCCAATAAACGAAAATGATACCCAGCAAAAAATTGTATTACTGCTTTATTCCTTTACAACCAACCCACACACTGTACACGCTTTGATGAAGGAGACCACTTCGTCACCCGCGCGCAGCTGGCGCTCTTGCACACCAAACACGTGGCGACACGCCACCACTGTGGCACCGTTCAGGCACCGCAACGATGAGGGCGACAGCCCCTCTGCGAACGCCGCGTAGTCAAACAACTTTTCTTCCTCATGCGCGCTCTTCACTCTCGGCTCGCTCTTCTTGTTGACGCTAGTCTTCTTTTTTTTTAAACTCTGCTTCCAATTAATGCTGTATTTGAAAAGGATCGCGTCGATGGGCTCCTTCTTCAGCTTCACGGGCTTGCTGTCAAAATTTTTTTTTAGCAAACCCTCGTTATAGGCAATGTTCTCTTGGAGACGGTTGATGATCAGCTGGCAGGGGCACGTGTTTTCACACAACTTGTCACCCATCAGCTTCATTAGGTCCTCGTACAGCTTAAAGTCGTTACTGGTGCTCTTCATCAACTT